GTTTCGTTTAGATCATCAATAGCATCTGTAATTGTTTGACCCGTGGAAAATTGCGTATAAGCGCCGTCACCAAATGTCCCATCTGCAGGTGTTCCTAAAGAAAGATTTCCACCACTTCCTGATTGTGAATCTACATACGCTTTAGTGGTTAAATCTTGAGGATCGGTTGGATCACTGGCATTCTTAACCTGCTTTGCAGATACATCGACATTTCCTGTAGACCCTGCATCCAGTACTAGATCATTATCGTCTGCTTTTAATGTGTTATTTGCATGGTTTATATTAATCGGCAACTTATAAAATCCTCGTAATTTTCTATACTAGTTGTATTTAGTTTATATCACTGTTGTTCTAAAAACAGAAATTATATGCCAACCTGTTGAATGATATATCAATTGGGCACTATCTCCTATATTAGTAAATCTAATACTGGTGAAACCAACAGCATTAGTTGGCGTCACTGTAACAGGTGAACTTGGTGACGAAATTGTTATAAAATTTTTAACAAATCCATTTTCAGCATCTGCTAACGAAATAGTTGCATTCGTAGCAGTTTGAATCATATCAGTTTGATAATCTAAACTTGCTGATGTTATACAATCTATAAATTGAGGTGATATTACATTTTTTGTGTAAATTTTATTCCAAGTCGACGATACTGAGCCGAGGTTATATGTTTCTGTTGTGCTAGGTATTACGTCACTACTGACGTTTGCACCAAGTGTCAAACTGCCACTTGCATTACCTAAAGTTACAACGTCTCCGTTTGCAATAAATGTTCCACCCACATACGAGTTACCTGCAACGTAACTGCCACCAGCAACATTTAATGCTACATCGGAAAGCGCATAATTAGGTGGAATTGCTGTTAAATTAATATCATCCGTATTATCAATTCTAACTTTTCCTAATTCTAAGTTACCATCTGCTGATATTGAACCATTGACAATAAATTCTCCATTATCCGGATTAATCACTGTAGCCATTATAAATCTCCAAATATATACAATTATAATGTATTTAGTAAAATGTACTCATAAAAAAACAGGGTGCGGAGCACCCTGTTTTCTAATTTATATTAAGCAAATCTTACTGGAATGACAATGCGCCAGAGTTAACAGCAATCTTGCTTAGGTAGTCAGCAGCGTTACCAAGAGATGAAGCCTGGTTGCTTAGTTCAACATAACCATAACGTGTCATGAATGAAACAACAGGTTCAAATGTACTTGGATCAAGTACTGTACCGCTTGACATTAGAGGGATATATGGGCAGTAGAACGCAGCAGCGTCAATTTCGCCTTCACCCTTGTAACCAACGATGATGTTGGCACTGTCTGAAGCGTACTGGTTAACGAATACTTTCATTGTACCGTTTAGAGTACCTACAAACTTGGTGTTTGTTGGTGCTTCAAAAGGACCTTCAGTTGTTCTTGCGAACGCTGAAGTTGTCGCACTTTGTAGTACAGTTAGGATAGTTGGTGAAACAACAACCCAGTTACCTGCGCCACGACGTGTTCTTGAAGCAATTAAGTTTGCTGAACGGTTGATAAGAACAGCAAGAGCAGCGTGTTGGTCACCAACGAATGTCGGAGTACCGCTTACACCACCTTGGTTGTAAGTATCAGTTGCTGTACCAGCAAGTGTGTCTAGTGAAGTTAGAACTTCCTGATCGATTTCAGCAGTAATCTCTTGAGCAAGAGCTTGCATGATTTCTGCTTCAACGTCTAGGCCGTGCATAGACTGTGCGTCTTGAGCGGCTTCGAAAGTCCAACGTGCGCTTAGTTTGCGTGTCTTCGCTTCGACAGTTTGCTTTAGTACCTGGATGCTTAGAGCGCGGCCTGCTTCTGCTTCAAGAGCTGAAGTAGAATCGGCTTTGCCTGAACTAGCATTACCAGAATAACCATTAGCAATAGCAAATGGGCTTAGGGCTTCGTCACCAGCAGTAACGCCAGCGGCGGTTGCTGAGTAACGTACACGTAGAGTGTGGATTTGACCAACAGGTCCAGTCATTGGCTGTACGCCAACTAGTTCGTTAGCAATAACGGTTGGCATAACACGACGGATAACTGGTAGGATCACTTTGTTTAGCGTGGCAACGTTGCCAGACATTGTAGTGCCAGCAGCTGCAGTCTCAGCGAGATACGCTTTTGTATTCTCGAGAGTTGCTTCCATAACCGCTTTCTTGTTGCCTGTCAAACCGTCAGTAAGGGCGCCTTTAGTAACGTCCCAATTTTCAAATAGGTTTTGTGACATTTTGGTATACTCCTTTAATTTAAATAATACCGGCTAATTTTCTTAGGTTAATAATTTCAGCATCGCTATCAGTGTCCTGTGTGCGAGCCTTGTTACCTGTAATCTCAGTCTTCTGAGACTCGTTTAGAGTTTGCGCTTTAGATGTTGTTTGTTCGTTAAGAACAGTTGGTAAATACTTTTTAAACGCTGTTGACAATCTGTCAGTAGCAACGCTTTCAAGTAAGTTACCCATCAATTCACGCTTATCTTTTGCTAATGGGCCTAGCAAGTCAGCAAGTACTTTAGCACGATCTTGTGCTTCAGCAACACGTTTTGCTTTTTGCTCTGCTTCATTAATCATTTCTTCCTTCTCTTCAACAACTTTCTGTGTTTCGGTTAATTGAGCCTTAACTTCTTCAAGTTGCTTATTAAGAGAAGAAATTTGAGTACCTTCTGCGAGATGAGAACTCATAAACTCAGTAGCAAAAGTTTCGAAGATCTTACGACCAAACATATTTTCTTTTGCTTTCTGAATGTCTTCTTTTAGTGTACCTAGCTCTGATGTAATTGTTGATTCAACAATACTTGCTAGTTTAGTAGAAGCCTTTTCAATGAATTTCGCTTTCGCTTCGGCAATCATTTCCTTGCCTTCCTGAACAAGTTTAACTTTCTGTTCTAGTAAGTCTTTTTTGTCCTGGTGGAAATCGTTAAGTTCTGTTGTTAGTTGCTCCATTACGAAGTCTTCTAACTTGGCAAAGTTACCTTCTTGAAGTTTACGGTCATCACGAAGTTCCTGTACTTCAGTTTTTAATGTTTCCATTACAAACTGGTCCAGTAACTTAGCATGTTCCGCAATCGCTTTTTTGTAAGATACACTTGCTTGGATAGCGGCTTGTTTGTCTTCAGCAAACTCAGACAATTCAGTTTTAATTGTGTCAGTTAGCATAGCGTCCATCGCTTCTACCATCTGCTCTTTGTCTGATTCATAACGCTGTGCGAATTCTTCACGTAATTCAATAGTGATTTCTTCGCGAGCTTCTGAAAGTTTCGCTTCCCAGGCTTCAGTAAGTGTACTACGCACTTCTTCTGAAAGAACTTCTGAACTTAGGAGTTGTTCGATTGCATGAGCCATTTACGTTCTCCTAATATCTAGGTTATTAATCAATCTAAGTACCTCTTCCTGGAGATACTTTTGTGCTTTAGTGTCATGGTTGGTAGCCTTAGCCACGTCCATTAAAATATTTCCACGCTTACCATTCATAATCGCTTCATATAATGGATCTGGATATGCGTCCGGTGCACTTGGGTTAGCAACAATATCTACTGTTTGAATTTCGAAACCACTAACATTTCCGCTTCCGTCTACTTCTCCGCTACCTCTACTTGACACACCTAGCCTACACTTGTTTTCCAATAAGGTTTTACAAATATTACCCATTGGAGTTGGTAGTAGTCTGAGGCGTCCTAAACCATCACTGCCGTTCATCCACATCTTTTCGATGATATGGCTTACACGGTCTAGATTTACTTGTAAATCATCTGGATGGTCTGCTTCACCTAATACTGAATATCCCTCATCAATTCGTAACTGAATATTTTTAACAGCCTTTGAAGTTTCTGTAACGGGATAAACACGTTGGTTTTGATTACGCTTTTCACCTTGTACAAAGATGCCTTCCATGTACAGGTTTTTGTTGCCGTTGCCGTCATCTTTGGCTTCAACAATACAATTTGCCTGGTCAAATGAAAGTTTTTCTACAAGGGTTACATTAGCCATAATCTATTATCCTTTTGCCTTTGGAGCAGGTTTTAAATCACCAGCGTCTTGTGGGCTAGTTGCTTCCATTTTCTTTGGAGCAGGAGCCTTACCGCCTTTTTCAGCACCGCCTTTTGATACCATGTCATTACCTGACTTGTTACCGCCTTGCTTGCCGAATGGATCTTCAATACCCTTGCTTACTGGGCTTGATTTACCGTCTGAACCATCTGTGTGAGTTACGTTAACTGCTGTTAACTTGGCTTCTTCGTCTAGTTCTTCAACTTCGGTTTCATCTAATTCTTCTTCTTCGCCTTCAAACGCCATTTCTTCTTCCATGTCATCTTCCATGTCATCTTCCATGTCGTCTTCTTCGTCAGCATCGTCGCCAACTAGTTTTGCGAATTCAGCCTTAAGATCGGCTAAAGCATCGTCGACACTTGCGATAGCATCTTCAACACTTGATTCATCTCCGTCCATTTCTTCGTCGTCGTCGGCTAGTTCCATTTCAGCGTCTAGATCCATGTCTAGTTCACCTTCATCTTCATCTTCACCTTCGCCAAACGCTTCTTCGGCTTCAATTTCTTCTTCGTCAGACGCAATGTCGTCTAGGAAGTCGCCGGCTTCTTCGTCGCCGATTGCTTCTTCCAGATCATCTTCATTGATATCGTCTTCAACGATTTCATCTTGCTCAACAAGATCTGACCAGATCTCACGAGCTTTTTCTACGAAAGTCTCATGTAATAGCTCTTGAGCTGTTTGCTCTTCACCATTAACTAGGGACTCGATAATTTTTGTATAACGATCACGAGCACTCATATTAATCTCCTTTAAAGAATAGGTTATAAC